TATTTCTTTAGCAGCCTGTTCTGCTTCAGCACCTATAATACCTCTTTGTTTTTCAATCTCACTCTCTAGCATTTTTCTAAGACTAGGATTAATGATTGATAAAGCACTGGCAAGCTGACCAAAAGCATCTTTGGTATTTATAGCTGCATTTCTACTTTGTCGTACAAAGGTATCTACTGGTCTTGCCTGTGGCTGAAAGCTTGAAGTCATTTAACCTCTTCTATTAAAAGCTATATAGCTATTTAGTCCTAATGTAGCAGCTTGAGCCACAGTATCTAATAATGTTGGTGCTTTTGATGCTTCAGTAAATGCTCTGTTTTGTAAATCAACAGCTTCATTTCTTCTACTTGCTCTCTGTGCTTCTAATCCGTCTATATCTCTTTCATATTGTCTATCTGCTGATTCCATTGTTTGATTGATTGTATCTCTTAGAACCCCTGCCTGTCTTTGTGCATCTCTATCTAATAATGCAGCCAAGTTACCTGATACACCTTCTGTTGCTGCAATAGCTCCCTGTGCTTCTAATTGTTTTATAGAAGCTTGTTGTCTCTTCTGTGCTGCTGCTTGCCTTTCTTCTCTTAGTCTTGAACTAACAGCTTCTTGTTGTGCTGCAAATGCAGCATCAGCAGATAAAGCACTACGTCTTGCAGATTCGTAAGCGTAACTAGCCTGTTGGTTTGCTACTCTTTGTGCTTGTATTGTTGAGACAGCACCTATAGCAAGACTACCTAGAAATAATCCACCACCTAATGCTTTTAGTCCAAGAGCAGGGATAGCAACACACATTACTTGATCCTCATAAATTCAAAGAATGGTTTTTTATGTTCTCCATATTCCTTATGGTATGTAGTAAATTGAAAACCAAGAGACTTCAACCACTTAATTGCAGAATCATTTTCTGCATATACTACATTGTATAGGATTTTGTAAGATTTCAACAGATTGTCAACCCATTTTCTACCTTGTCTTATTAATTGTATTCTATATTTTTTATTACTAAATAATTCATCTGTTGTTATAAGCCATATACAACCACCTGTAACTACTCCACATATACCCATTGGCTGATCGTTGTCACCAGCTACAGTCATGACAGTTTTACTATGGAGATATGATAATCGTAAAGCTTCTTCTGGATCTTTATTTGTTTGATATAAAATTTCTAATTTATCTATATTTCTTATATTAGAACAAACGTGATTTAAGTCTGATATTTTTGATTTTCTTAAATAACCCATACTTACATACGTCTGCTTCTTATATGATACATAGCTTCATATTCTGCACTTGATAGTTGTGTTGGTAAAAAAGTATTGTTTTTTATATCTATGTTTACCCGATCTGTTCTACTCATTATAGGAACTCTAAATGTACCAGTTTCTAAATTAATTTCACCAATAGCACTAGAACTAGAACCTAGTAATCTACCAGTAAATTTATGTGTACTTGTATCTCTATTTTGTGGTGTGACTTCTACTTTAAAAAAACCTGTATCTTCAAACTTTAAATAAAAATATCTTAGCTGTAATCTACCGCTTAAAATTTCAGCACTGCTTTGCCCTGATGCTGCTTCTGTTATTCTCTGGTCACTAAATCTATAATGAAATTCATAAGGTTCTCCAATAATAAACTTTGCATTTCTAAAGTCACCATCTGTTGTGATTGTTGTTGTACTACCATCAGATGTATTAGTTGTTTTTAAAACAGTACCAGATTTTAAAGTTCTTGTATTACCTTGTAAATCAACAAAAGTGCTGGTTTCATTTGATGCTAAATATCTACCGACTACTACCATTGAAGCTCTTAATCTATAAGGTACAGTAAATGTAGATTTTTTAGTGGTTGAATTATAAGCAACTGATACACCAGTAGTTGCTTCTGTAACTTTGTGATCTAAGTAGAACTCAAAGTCTGCATTGGTTTCTTTAAAATTATTTTCAAAAGGTATCTTTTCTAGTGTTGTACCATTAGCTTCTTCTATTACACAAAACAAATCAGTACCAATAAAATCAATATTTCTTATAGTCCTATTAGCATTTATGGTAAAGGTAAACCAAGAGTTTAATACTTTCTGACCATTAGAACCATATAACCAGCGATTTATATATAACCTGTTTGGATTGTCAGTACCTAATAAAACTAAAACATCTTGGTTATTTGATACAGCAAGTTTAAATATTCCACTTGGTATTAGTCTTGGTACATGAATTGTAGTATTAGTTGCATCTTTTACTGTGACATCTGACTGTGTTATATATTCTCTAATACCAGCAAACGTACCTTTCTTTGTAAGAAAGTAAATACTAGAACCAGATCCTACAGGTTGTGCAGCGTCACTACTCTCAAACTCTGTTGCTACTAGCACGTTAGCTGTCTTAGGTGTCATATTGTCTGCTGAACTGCTTAGTACAAACTGTGTTTGATCTGAAAATAAGATCAACTGTTCTCCCATAGTTACTGCGTTTTTAAGAATCGCAACTTTAGTATGTGATGCAGCTACGTCTATAGGATCTGAGTCAATAACAGATAAGACTGTTTCTGGAAAGAAGTTAAAGAACTCACTAACTCTTGATAGCACTACGTTGTCATCAGCTAGAAAACCTAACCTGTTTCTAAAAAAGAATACGTTGTTAATTTTTGAATCTATGAAAGATGGATCAGGTGCAGATTCTTCATCACCTACAGTACGTTCTCCCCATTTTGGTAAATCAAAAGATTGACCACTAGCTGTATATGAATCTCCATCAACTCTTGCAAATCTAAAATTACCATCTGCCTGTCTTATCAAAACATGGGGCATAGTGTCATAGTTAAATTTAAACTTAATACCTTTATCTACAGTCTCTTCCCATTGTCCTTCTTCTAATGCACCACCATTATTAGTAACAAACTTAACGTAGTAATTATCAAAGTTAGTTCCTTCATCTCCTTTAATTTCAACTACATATCCATTGGGTGAAACTGTAGGTAGATCTGTAAATCTCTGAATAGAATCTTTAACTATTGTTAGTTGTGTATTACCCTGTGTATCTTTACCATCAATAGAAAAATCACTGCCATCATTTTTTTTAATATGTAAAACACTTCCATTCTGTGCAATGGTAAAACCTGACAACCCAGAATTTAAACCATTTTTTAAATCTGTTGCTACTTGTTCTGTGCTTAGTTCTGAATCATTAGAAGTGTCATCTGTTACTGTTACTCCATCTACTGTTACTGAATAGGTAGTATCATCTGAAACGCTATTAACAAACACTACAGCTTGTGTGATGTTGTTAGGAGACAAAGCACTATCCATTGCTGTAGTAATACTTGTATTAACAACAAAAGTAAAATCAGCAATAGTCACTGTCTTTATAACACTTCTAGGATCTGATGTATTTAAGTATGAAGTGCCATCTGGTTTGTGGACTGTTAGTTCTGTACCATCTAATTCATATACTTTGACATTTCCATTACTGAATACTGCTACATATTGTTCATTTGCATCTCTATTAATAGTTTGAATATGTACATTGCCTACAGTTGTATTACTTAAATTTGTTATATATTGCAGTCCTGATCTCTTGATTAATCCTATAACTGGATTGCTGTCAGCATTATCTTGTATATCTGCGTGGTCTGCTTGTTTTGCAGAGTCAGATGATTGTGATATACCTCTTAATAAAGTAGGTATAGATCTTGAAATGACAGGCATAATTATCTATTTAGAACATCAATAGGACTAAATGTATTTATAGCATCAGATATAGCTGGATCACCTATAAGCATATTATGATCTGCATTGCTTAAGTCAGTTTCCATAAGTACTGATCTAGCTCTTATTTCATCTTCTTGTGTATAAGTTCTTAATGAGTTATCAGTAATCAATCTATCTACAAATAGCCTTGCAGCTTTTATAGTCATATAACTTCTAGCTTGTTCTGGTAATTCATCAAAAGGTCTGAAATAAACAACAGTACATTTTAAATCTTCATCAAATACAAATGTATTATTTTTTCTGTCATATAACCTAGATCCTCTTTGTATTGGATCTATTGATGGGTGGTCAAAAGTTTGTGCATCTACTCTTAATACATCAGTACCTAAAGCCACATTGTTACTTGCATTTCTTGTAAGGGTTACATCTATTTCAGTATTAAAACTCCACCCTTCTGACTGCACTTGTTTATTTACTTCAGTTAAAGTTGACTGTGCTATTCGTACATCAACTGGTACTGTACCTGTCAAGCTATTAACAGGTGCTTCTCCAATAGCAGCAAGCATAATGTTTATACATTCAAGTTCTGTGGTTGCAGCTACAGTCATTGTCTAATACTTTTTTGATGATATTTGAAGAGATGATTTGTTAGGAGTCATTTTACCAGACTTTTTTTTCTTGCCTGTTTTCTTTTTTTTCTTAGTTGTGTACATAAAAAAAAGGGTATCTAATAATAAGATACCCTATAAATGTTAATTAGGAAGCAGATAACTTAATAGTAGCTGCACACTCAGGTCTTAAAATTCCATGCCCAAGCAAGTACTTTGCGATCATCAATGTTCCCTGATACATTAAATTGTAGTCAGAGCCAGAGATCTCAGTCTTCATGTCCATAAGTTTTACTGTACCTACAGCAGACTTGTGGAATACAAGACCGATAGTTTTACTATCGTCACCATTGTAAGCATTGTTCTCACCAGAAGCAGCAGATCTGTTTGACTGTGGCACACTGTTTGACATCATTACAGGTATGCCAGCAATTTGCTGAATTTTACCTGATGCAAATGAACCATTACCCTGTGGGTTAAAGTCTGTATCTACTGTTCTTGTAGCTGATTCAGCTAACTTGTAGTACTCGGCTGGTGGTAGTACACAGAAACGATCTGTTTGTGGAATGTCTCTTTCATCAAATGTCTGTGCAATGTCATAGATAGCTGCTGCTAACTCATCACCAGTAACATTTGCAGATGCAGTATTACCAGAAGCAAGTGTAAGAACTGTACCGCCATCACCACCGCTAAGAGTAGTAGAAGCTCTGGAAGCATTAGCTATTACCTTCGCTACGTTCAAATCGTATTGCTTGGCTAGAGCCTTTCCAAGCTCATCAGCGTAAGTCGCCCTTACGTCATAATGATTCTTAAGCTCATCAATTTGAGCGACAAATGCTTGGCTTATTAACAGATCGTCAATAGAAATAATCTTTTCATTTGCTTTGATCTGGTTTGCTCCCACAAGGGGTGTGCCAACTTGGTGATAGGCTGCAGTGGCCGTACCCAAAACTGGGAAGCTTGCGCTCTTGCCTGATGATATAGTACGAACTGAATGAAGCTGCTCATTAAAGATATTGTTTCTTGTAAAAGAAGTTAGAACCTCTCCACTAAATACCTTTAAAAATAATTCATCAAAGTTAGTACCAGTATTATTGACAAGAC